TCTTTTTGCACCAAAGATAAGAGGTGTCTGCGCAATATTAGGGGAAAGTTTTACAATTTTAGCAGAGATTAACACCCAAGTGCTAACGAGCAGCGTTAGTATTTTAAATAAATTAGGTTTACTTAATAATTATTAATTATGAAAAATATAGAAGATTATTTAAGAACAATTTAAATAAATTAAAACCAAAACAATAAAATTATGACTCCAAAAGAAAAAGCAGTAGAAATATTTAATAAAATGTGTAATGAAGTTGATGAATTATTACCATTAGATGTTAAAGAATGTGCATTAGTAGCTGTAAATGAGATATTAAATATTGGATGTATAGAAGTACCATATTGGCAAGAAGTTAAACAAGAAATAGAAAATTTATAAGAGTGGATTTTTTAGAGGAATATAGAACTGGGAATGTAACGATTGAGGATTTAAGCCAAAAGTATAACATATCCCAAAGGCGAATAAGAGAAGTTTTAAGAGCCAAAGGAATACGAACAAAGCACCTTAAAACCAAGAAAGTTACTTTAGAAACAAATGCTATTTTTAATGACTTTTTAAAGGAGTATTTAGCTGAAGGTAAGGCTATTAAGCACTATGCAGAGAAGTTTAATGTACCTTTATCTTCTTTAAATAAAAAGCTGGATAAATACTTTAAATTGCGAAAGAAGTAGTATATTTGCGTATAGTTTCATTTGGAGTCGAGAACAAATGAAATTACTAAATGGTTATCCAAATAACCTGAATCCTGCCAAATCTCGACCTGGTGGGATTCTTTTTTTTATATACTTATGAAGTATTATCTACACGATAGCAACTCATTTAGCGATGAAAAAGTAACAGAACTTTATATGGCTTTTGGCTATGAAGGCTTAGGATTATTTTATACCGCTTTAGAGAAGTTTGCTCAACAAGAAAAACCAATTAAAACTGCGGTGCTAAAAAGGCAATTAAACATCGGTAAAAAGTTAGAGAAATGCTGGTCTTTTATGGAAGAGATTGGCTTAATTTCATCAAACAATGGCGAAAGTTTCAACAAACAATTGCTAAAGTTTAGTGAAAACTACAAGATAAAAAAAGAAAAAAGCGCAGAAAGGTTGAAACAATGGCGTGAAAATCAGCAAGTTACGGAAAATGTAACGCATTCAGAACTTGTACGAAACGCATCTAAAGTAAAGATAAGTAAAGTAAAGGAAAGTAAAGTAAAGGTATTACAAGTTATTAATCCTACTTTAGAAGATGTTATTCTTTATTTTAATGAGAATGGTTACTCAAGAGAAGCAGCTACAAAAGCATTCAATTACTATTCAAATTTAGGTTGGAAAAATAGCAAAGGAAACGAAGTTATAAATTGGAAAAACACAATGCTAAACAACTGGTTTAAAGATGAGAATAAAAAGAAAGTACAAGCACCTATTATTCCTACATTTTACTACTAATGGAACATAACAACGATTTTAAGTTTGACCTTGAGTTTGGAATTTTAGGCGAAAAACTATTAGCTGAAATATTTACTAATAAAAAAGTAGAAGTTAAAAGAGATAAAATAGCATCTAATACTGGTAATTTAGCAGTTGAATATGAATCAAGGGGTAAGCCTTCGGGAATAGCAATTTCACAAGCTGATTGGTGGTGTTTTATTTTATCAGGCAAATTAGAAGATAAAATCATTATTATTATAGAATTAGAAAAATTAAAAGATATTTGTAGAATAGAATTTTTAGCAAATAATATAAAAGAAATGGGAGATAATAATACTTCTAAAGCAGTTTTAATACCAATTAAAAAACTAAACACCTACTAATGGACTTTATAAAACAATATAGCGATGTACAAGGCGAAATAGATTCGCTTTACGATACAGGATTAATTAAAGGAGAAACGATAGGTTTCCAGGATGTAGATAAGCTAATATCCTTTAAAAAAGGTGCTACTTCTTACATTTACGGAACTCCTGCAAGTGGTAAGTCTGAATTTTGGTGGGAATGTTTAATTAATTTATCAAAAAGTAAAGGTTGGAAGCATTTAATATTTAGTCCCGAAACTGGAACTCCAGCAGAAATCTTTGCAGAGATTATTCATAAATGGGCAGGTAAGCCATTCTTTGACCTCGATGGTAATAAGCTACAAAGACTTACTAAACAAGAAATGTATCGTTACGGATTAGAAGTTAGTCAATATTTTTACATTATGGATTTAGGAGTAAAAGATATAACATTAGACGACTTTCACGAAGCGGTAGAAAAATACGGTGTTAAGTTTGACACAGTTACGACAGACCCTTTTAACGAGGTAAAGCACGATTTACACGGAGAGCAAAGGGATATGTATATGGCTCGGGTTTTAGGTAAGATTAGAATGTACGCAAGGGAATACAATTACCACCACACTATTATTATGCACATAGCAAGGGAGACAGGGGCAAAGGTTATAGATGATGCAACAGGAATAAAATACTATCCACCAGCAGACCCACGATTTATAGATGGTGGCGAAACATCGTTTAGAAAAGGAGAACAAATGATTTGTGTATGGAGACCACCTTTTGGAGTTTCTAAAGATGGAAACCCTTATCAAGGCAACGAAGTAAAGATTATAGTACAAAAGACTAAACCTAAAGGAGTAGGAGAAATAGGAGAAGCTACATTATTCTTTGACAAATGGAAAAACTGTTATTACGAAGAAATTAACGGAATTAAGAGTTATGCTGGAAATTATGTTACATTTGAAAAACCAATTATTTTACCATTTTAAAAACTAAAACAAAAATTATGAAACAAATCAATTTATTTGGAAATCAATTTAAGGAAGATGAAAGCGATAAAAAGTATTCATCAAAAATTGAAGCACCTATTTACGAGCCTAAAAATGCAAAACCGCATATATTAGAGTTAGTAAATAAAGAAAAAACTCACAGATTAATTAGAGAGATTGACAATTCAAATTTATCTTTTGAAGAAAAAAACTTTTTAATTGATGCAGCAAAAAGGCATAGTGTATTTAATTACGAAAAAATTGCTGACTATTATGCTAATTCAAATAAAGAAATGCAACATTTAATGGAACGTTCTGCACTTGTTATTATTGATTTTGAAAAAGCAATACAATATGGTTTTGTAAAACTTTGTGATGAAATAAAAACTCAATATTTAGAAGAATATGGAGAATAAAGATTTTGCAGTGTTTATTATATCTAATGGTAGACCTGATAAAGTATATACACAAACTATGCTTAAAAAATATAATTATACTGGTGAGTATTTTATAATATTAGATGATGAAGACGAATCTTATTATAAATATGTTAAAAACTTTGGAGAAAATAAAATTAAGGTATTTAACAAAAAAAATATTGCTGATTTAACTGATGAAGGAAATAATTTTGATAATAGAAGAACAACTACTCACGCAAGAAATGCTTGTTTCGATATTGCTAATCAATTAGGTTATAAATATTTTTTAGTATTAGATGATGATTATACTGTTTTTAGATATAGATATATAGAAAAATATATTACTAAAGGATATGTTAATAATTTAGATATGTTATTTTTAAATACTTTTAATTATTATGAAAAAACTAAATTTATTTCTATTGCATTTGCTCAAGGTGGTGATTTTATAGGTGGCGAATCTTGCGGTTTGCTTAAAAATTATATATATAACAGCAGAAAGTGTATGAACTCTTTTTTTTGTTCAACAGATAGAAGATTTTGGTTTTTAGGTCAATTAAATGAAGATGTTAATACTTATGTTACTTATGGTAATAAAGGTGGATTATTTATGACAATTCCATTTGTTGGTCTTGAACAAAAAGCTACTCAATTAACAAGTGGTGGAATGACTGATGCTTATTTAAAGTATGGTACTTATGTTAAAAGTTTTACAACTGTTATGATGCAACCAAGCAGTGTTTTTGTAGCTATGATGGGTTTTACAAAAAATAGGTTACATCATAGAGTTATACAAAGAAAAACAACTCCAATGATTTTAGACCCTAAACACAAAAAATGACACTACAAGAATTTGTTAAACATTCAGAAGCCAGGCTTTTTAGTTTAGAATTATTTGAGCAATTACCAATTCATAAGCTATCTTCGCAGTATTATGTTGATGCTTTAAGAGAAATTATTAACCTAATTAACCCAGTACAAGAAAAAAAGTTTATTTTAACTGATGAGAAAGTTACACGAGTTAAGTGAGCCATTAAAAGCTATTTTAGAGGACGAATTAGATAAAAGGATTCCAAAGACTGATTTTAGGCAGGCTACTTTGTTTAGGATAGCAGATTTACTTTTAGTGATGCAAATAAAGCTATTAGAGGCAAACAAAACTAAAATTGATAGTAAGACCTACAAAGACAACTTGAATGCTTTAGAAACGCTTAATTTAGCTTTTGTGATGATGACTGATTTGCAAGGAGAAAATTCTTTATTACGAAGTGAATTATTAACTTTGAGGCACGAAGCAGAAATAATTATAGCAGAATTGACTGAAAGAGTTAAAACGCTTGAAATGATAGATGATTTGTAAAAGATGTATAGGTGGGATTGATAAGATTTAACACCTGCAATATTTACAAAGTGTGTAAAGTCCTGTTTTTTAACGAATTAACTGGACAAAGTGAATGAAACTTTACTAAAAATTTATGCAAACATTTAACAAGCACCAAAAAAACATTTAACAAACCAAAACCTTTCGGTCTTAAGGTAAACCGAATTAAATTATGAATACAACTGAAACATTAACAACTAATTGCTTACCCAAGTTTAGAGAAACTAAACAAATAAAAGGATGGTATTGTTTATCAAGTAAGACAAAAAATAATTGTACTGCTTTTGCGACTTATAATAAGCCGAATTTTATTAAGAGATTTTTAATGAAAACATTATTAGATTTTTATTGGGTAAAAGAATAACTTAAACGACAAACAAAAGGGAAATGAAAACATTTAACACTAAAAGTAAAACAAGTCTAATGACAAGTCCATTATTAATATCAGAACAAAATGTTGTTTTTTTAAAAAATAATGGGACAAAAG